AGACGCGGAATCCTGCGGGCATCGGGCGAGCTCCTTAGATCGAGAGGGTGCCGTCGATCTGGATCGAGTGGATGGCTCCGCCGAGACGAGCGGAGAACTTGACGTCCGGCAGGAGCCGGTTCCCGCGGTCTACCGCGGAGACGTCCTCGACGAGCGGCGCGGTGATGACGGGATCGGTCTCCGGGTCGAGGGCGCCGCTCGCCTGGAACTCCCGGAGGACTCCCCGGACGATCGACTTCACGAGGGAGACGCTCGCGTTCGTGTAGGGGAGCTTCTCCTGGTTCACGACGACCGCGAAGACCTCCTCCTGAATCGCCGCCACGAGGGCGTCGATCGTCCGGGTGACGTCGATGAAGCGACCCGACGCCATCGTCCCCTGCGACGTGATGGGGATCCCGGCGCGGGTCACGTAGTAGTTCGCGTCGTTGCTCTCGAGGTTGTTGATCTGCGTCGTCGAGAGGACGTCCGCGGTGACGCCGGTAAGTTGCTTGAACTTCCACGTCGAGGAGCCCGGGTCGCTCGGGAAGCGGTCCCCGATCCAGGCGGCCGCCGCGTAGGAGAGGACCGCGCGGTTCCAGAGGAGGAAGGACCGATCGTAGCCGGCCGCCTCGAGGGTCTCGGCGATGTTCCCCGCCGTGTCGTCGAGGACCTCCTCGTCGGCGCTCGTGAAGCCTCCGATGAGGACCTCCGCTTCGGCCCACCCGGAGGCGGCGGCGATCTCCGCCTTGCTGTTCGAGTCGAGGACGACGCCGTAGAAGTCCGAGTCCTCCGCGCGGATCGCGGTGAGGTCGGCGACGATCCCCGGGTCGGCGGTCTCGTCGAGGACCGCCAGGCCGGCGAGGGCGCGGTAGTCGAAGAGGTCGCCGGCGGTGTCCGCCGTGCAGGAGACCGACCCGGTGTTGTCGACGCAGGTCACGCCCGCGATCGCGTCGATGAGCGGTTGCAGCGCGGTCGCGATCGTCGTCGGCGTCTCCGCCGCGCCGTTCGTCCGGGAGACGACGGTCGAGGTCCCGTCCGGCGAGATCACCGTCACGGTCACGACGAAGCCCTCGGTCGTGTTGTTGGGCGTGAGCCGGACGTCCTGCGAGTGCGCCGACGCGCGCCGCCCCACCTTGAACTGCTCCACCTTCGGGTTCTGGATCAGGCGTTGCGCCGCCCGGACCGCCGGGTCGTTGGCACCGAAGCCGTCGTCCACCATCTCCTGCGGGGAGGCGTAGGCCCGGACGCGCTCCGGGAAGACGGTCGTCGGGAAGTAGGCCGCGATGAGCGGGATCCCGAAGTTCGCCTGATCCGGCGTGAGGGTCTCCGCGGTGATCTGGACGGAGACGATGGAGTCGAGGTCGCTCATGCTCTGTGGCTCCTGCGGGGAGGTGGGTCCGCCCTCGTTGTAGCAGACCGGGCTACGGGTCGGGTAGGTCGACGACGATCGGCGCCAGCGGGATCGGGCTCCCGGCCTCGTCGACGAGCTCCGGTTCGAGCTCCACCGAGTCGATGAAGCCGAAGGCCCGATCGCGCTCACAGGTCGCGGCGTGGAGCCGGACGGTCATCGTCGAGAGGGAGGTCTGCCGGTTGTCGATCGGGGCCGCCGCCGAGATGATCGGGGAGACGTCGACGAGCGCCGTCGAGACCTTCTGTAGGTCGAGGATCGCGCTCTCGCGCCGGAGCCTCGTCCGGATCCTCGAGGCGAAGAAGCGGCCGCGCCGACGGGCTCGGTTGTCGTAGCTCTCGACCGCGACCTCGAGCGAGAGGAGGTGGAGCTCGACGATCGAGGGCTCGATCTCCTCTCCTGCGGGCGCTCCCGCGGGCTTCTCGAGGCGCGTCTCCGGGACGCCTACCACGTCGTCCGAGGACACGAAGAGGGTCACGAAGGGCTGGTTCGGGAGGACCGCCGGCCGCTCCTGATCCCGCCAGAAGACGCGGAGCTCCGAGAGCTCGGCGAAGACGCGCCGGACGGCGTCCTCCCACACGTCCGCGTCCTTCGGCTCCTGCGCGATCTGGTCGCTCATCGCTCTCGGATCTTCGCACGGATCGACGCGATGAGCCGGCCCTCGTCGACGAGCGTCGTCGAGCTCCCCTTCTGCGCGATCGTGCTCGGCGCGTTCGGCGGAGGAATCCCGGCCCGGATTCGGGCCTGCAAGCGGAGGACGACGAACTCTCCGAACTGGAGGTAGCCGCGGTCGACGGGGATCCGCTTCGCGACCATCTCGCGCGCGACCCGGCGGAAGGCTTCCTCGATCGCCGCCTCGTTCTCCTCGATCCCGTCCGCCAGCCACGAGCGGCGCGGGATCCTCGAGGTCCCCATCTCGTTGAAGAAGGCGTAGGCCGCGACCGTGGCGCCCTCGACCTCCTCGCCGCCCTCGTCCTCGTGGATCCCGACCGTGACCGAGAAGCGTCCCATCCGGCGCGCGGCGTCCCCGCGGAGGCGGAGCTCGCGCCGGACGCGGTTCACCGCGGCGACGTTGACGACGACGCGACGATCCGCCACGGCGAGCTCGCTAGCACCCGACGACGCGGAAGCCGCTGGTGCAGGATCGGACGAGGCGCCGATACTCCCGCTCGTAGGTCGTGAGCGCGTCGTCCCGGGTCGGCTTCGCGTTCTTCGGGATCAGGCGGGCGTGCTGCCCGAAGGGCGAGGTCGAGAGGAGGTGCGCCGCGAGGTATCCGATGGCGTCGTCCGCCTTGTCGCCGAACACCTCGCGGTCCACCTGCCGGGCCGCCTCCGCGATCTTCCGCTCGACGAGACCCTTCGGAGCTTCGGCGAACTCCGGGAAGGCTGCGTCCTCGTCCCCGCAGAAGTTGTTGTAGTCGACGGCCACCGGAGATCAGTCCTCGCCCTCGATCTCCTCGAGGCGCGCGTCGATCGCGTCGAGGATCCCGCTCCGGTTCTTCGACTTGACCTCCTGCGTCCGCCACTTCGTGAGGACGTCGACGCGGTCGGTCCTCGCGATCCAGGGCTTCGCCTTCGAGACCGTGAGATCCTCGAGGCCGGAGAGCGCGTCCGGCGCGTGCGCGCGGTCGGCGGTCTCCCGCTCGCTCGGGTTGACCTTCAAGGTCCCCGCCTCGAGGTGGGCGACGATCGTCGGGTGGTCCGCGGTCTGCTCCCACCGCGACTTCCGGACGCGGTTCACGCCCGGGCGGAGGAGGAGCTTCCCGCACACGGGCTTCCCCTTCGACCCGTCGGGCTTCCTCTCGACCTTCGTCGGAAGCCAGAACGGCGCCGCGCGGGTGACCAGCACGCGGATCTTCGGGTCGTTCGTCTCGTCTCGGATCTCTCGCTCGTCGGGCATCGCGCCCTCCTTCGGTTCGCCCCGTGGTCCTTCCACGTCGACGTGGGGAGAGCCTACCCCAAACGCGGCGCGGCCGCCCTCCGGTGAAGGAGAGCGGCCGCGCCGAAGGGAGGAGGAGGCCGGGGGAGGAGGAGGCCGGGCCTACGCCGTGAAGTCGGAGTAGACCGCGGCGAGCGGGTAGTGCCACTCGACGACGCCGATCCGGGCGTGGACCGGGACGACGAAGGAGAGGTTCCTCGGCTGCGCCGGGAGTTGCTCGAAGAGGAGCGGGATGTTGTAGGCGAGGACCCGGTCCGAGCGGTCGTAGCAGACCGCCCGCTGTAGGCCGCCCGCGCCCGCGCCGGTGAGCTTGGACCACTGTTCCACCGCCGTGATGTACGGCGAGTTCTCGAGGAAGGTCCGGAGGATCGTCCGGCTGTTGTCGGCGCTCATCGGCGTCTGCGCCACGAAGCCGTACTCCGCGGTCGGGAGGAGGAGCGTGTTCGGCTCCTCGACCTCGAGGGTCTGATCCACGACCGCTTGCGCCATCGCGTTCATGTTCTCGAGGACTTCCAGGGTCGTGAGCGTGTCCCACGCGCCGGCGTTCGGGAGGGTGAAGATCGGGACGTTGGCGTTGTTGACCAGGCCGGTCGTTCCGACGCTCGTCTCCCCGAAGGCGCCGATCTCGTCGACGCGCCGATCGATCGACATCCGGGCGGCGCGGGCCTTCCGGGTGTCGTAGTCGCTCCCGGCCATCGCCGCGCGGCGGATGTCCTGAATCGACCACTGGTAGGAGCTCGCGATCGAGATCACCGAGCTCGTGAACTCGCGGGCGAACACGTCGACCTGCGGGAGGTCGTCCGCCATGTTCGCGACGACCTTCGCGGCCTCGACCTCCTCCCACTGCCGGTAGGTCACCGACTCGGCGCCCTCCGGAGCGGACGTGTCGAGCGGGATGAAGTCGAGGGACTTCTACTTCCCGCGCTCGATGTCGTAGGTCTGCGCCTTGACGAACTCGAGTTGCCGCGCGAAGTGCGCGGTCTCGTTCTCGTCGAAGCGCACGCCGCAGGCGTCGAGAAGGCGCGCCGCGTGCGCCTTCGTTCGGGCGTCGACCCTGATGTCCATGCTCTCGCTCCTCGGTCTGTCCTGATCGGTGGGGTTGGGTTCCGGAGGCTTCGGGTCGAAGCCGGAAGGTTCAGGTCTGCGGGGAGACCTCGATGATGGTGAGCTCGTCCGCGCCGGACGTCACCCGCCGGAAGAAGGCGCCGGGAAGCTGCGTGGCGTCGCCGGCGTCGGCGTCGTTCCGGAAGCGCCCGAGCTCCTCGCCGCCCGCGGCGACGTGGCGGACGAAGACCGGATCGCCGTAGGCGACGGCGACCTCCGCGAGGACCCACACGTGGCCGTGGCGGAGGTAGCGGAGGACCGAGTCCGTGGCCCACCCGAGCGCGGTCGCGCCGGCGGCCGGGCCCTCGAGGGTGACGTCCGAGAGCGCGATCCCGAGCCCGACGTCCCACGCGATCTCGCCGGCGGTGGTCGGGAGGACGGCGCGCGGCGTCTCGTCGCCGGAGGTCCGCGCGACCCATCGCCCGAAGGTGATGTCCTCGTCGGCGATCGCCGAGCGGATCTCCTTATCGAGCGAGGTGTCCGCGAGCATCCCCTCCACAGCGGGGTTCGGGTCCTGTTGGTAGCTGGTCTGGCTCATGGCTCGCTCCTTCGAGGGGATCGGCGCCTCGGTCTCGTCGACCTCGAGGCTAGAGATAGCACACAGGCGAGATCTTCGTCACGGCTGCGCCATCAGGTAGGCGGAGAGCTCCGGCGCGATGCAGCCCGACACGAAGCCGAGCTCCGCCAGGCGCCCGGTGAACCTCTGGCTTGTCCCGGACGGGTCTTCGCCCACGTGGAGTTCGTCCTGCGGGACGCCCGACGCGGGCGCTCCGGGGTAGTCCGTGTCGACGCTCGCGACGAGGGACCCGTTCAGGTAGACCCGGATGTCGACGCCGCTCGGGTCGTCGTAGCACCAGTCGATCGCGTACCGAGCTCGGGTCCCGACGGGGTGGGCGAAGCGGACCTCGTGGAGCGCCGTCCCGGTCCCGTTGAAGATCGAGAGGCCGACCTCCCCGGCCGGGCCGTCGTACTCGAAGCGGATCCCGGCCTGCGTCGCGGCCCACGCCGTTCCGAAGAGGGAGTCCTTCTCCGCGGCGTCGTCCGGCCGGACGTCCCCCCACATCGTCACCCCGGTCCCGTCGTGGAGGAACGTCCAGTCGGCGGCGACCCCGGCCTCAAGATCGCGGATCTCGTCGTAGGTGAAGCTCGTCTTGCCGCCGAAGCCGGCGTCGGCTGCCACGATCGAAGGCCCGCCGGCAGCGGCCACCGACACGGCAGTGAGCTCACCCGAAACCCACATGTCGAGCCACGTCCCGAGCCGGCCCGGGTTCCCGACCGCGACCGTGTGGAGCTCGCGCCACCAGGCGACGCGGTGGACGGGGAGGATCGTCTCGGGGAGGAGCGTGGCCTCGACCTCGACGTCCTCGAGGACGCGGAGGAGGACGGCCTCGGTCGAGAAGCGCGTCCCGTCGGCGAGGAGGACGTGCGCCCGGACTTCCCACGTCCCCGGGACGAGGAACGAGACGTCGGTCGCCATGATCGCGCCGTCGGTCCCGTCGCCCGTCGCGCCGCCGAAGTCGGCGAAGACCGCCGGCCTCGTCGTGACCGCGCCGGCGACGTCCTCGAAGGTCATCGCCAGGGTGAGAGCGGTCGAGACGTCCCGCGCGCTCGGGACCGGCCCGGGATCCGCGTCGGAGTCCTCGACGACGAGGGCGACCCGGAGCTCCTCGCCGCCGGCGACCAGGCGCGCGATCCTCCGCTTCTGCACGAAGACCGCGACGTTCGAGTCCACCGTCCCCGCGTCGTCGTCCGCCATGCGGCAAGCCTACACGCAAAGCGGCCCGGGAGCCTCTCGACTTCCCGGGCCGCAGGCTCCCCGTGGGGGCCGGATCAGTTGGCGTCGAAGCGGCGGGTGCTCCGGAGCGGGGAGCGACCGCGGGCGCGGGCGGCCTTCTCGGCGGCCTTCCGAGCGGCGTCGGCGGAGTCGATCCGCGCCTCGTCCTTCGCGTCCTTCCGGTCCGCCGGGAGCGGGTTCCCGCCGCTGGCCGAGGCGACGGCCTCGCGAGCCTTGTCGCGCTCGTCGCGGCGCTCGGGCGCGGCCTCCACGATCGCGTCGAAGCGGCCGTCCACGTAGGCGTCGGACTTCCCCTCCGCGTCGAACTTCTCGTCCTTCGCGCGGAGCACCTCGACCTTGATGTCCCGGTCGGACTTCCCGTCGAGCTTCGCCTCCGGCCCGAGCACCTTCCGGGCGCTCGCCTCGAGGCCGACCCGGGCGGCGACGGCCTTCGCCAGCGTGTCCGGCGCGGTCGCCTCGTCGAGCTTCGTCTTCGTCTCGTCGAGCTCGGTCCGCGCGGCGTCCCGCTCGCCCTCGAGGGCGTCGGCGCGCTGCGTGAGCTCGTCGACCTTCGCCTCGAGGGAGGTGACGTGCTTCTCGATGTGGGGGGCGACGGCCGCGGGGACCTCGTGGTCGATGCCGTCGATGCGGATGGTCTTCGTGCTCACGGGCGGGTCCTTTCGGTCGTCGGTCTTCGGTAGAGGTAGCACAGCCTCGGGCTGGGCTGCGAGGAGCTTCGCGATCTCGGAGTCGAAGCGCTCGACGCCGATCGCGGCGCGGAGCTCGTCCGAGGAGTCGGTGTGGAGCGCGACCTCGGGGCCGGCTCGACCCCAGTCGCGCGGCCCGAGGGCCACGTGGTTGTAGGTGATCCCGCGCTGGATGCCGTCGTAGCGCTCGCCGTTGAACTCGCCCGGGGTCGCGTCGATCCGGCACGTGTACCCGGCGGAGAGCTCGCGCGCGTCGCCGCGCTGGACCTTCGCGATCATCCGGGCGTCCTGGACGATGAGGTCGGAGCGGAGGAAGCGCCCGTCGGCGCGCGCGCCCGTCACGAGCCCGACCTGCAGATCGCGCACGTTCCTCGGGCCGACGAGCTCCGCGGGGTGACGGTCGGTCACCGGCGCGAAGGAGAGGCTCCGGACCGAGTCGTCGCGGAAGACCTCGTCCGGGTGGCGGAGCTCGCGGACCTCCGCCCCGTCGGCCCGGTGGTACGTGAGGACCCCGACGCGCGTGACGTTGCCGGGGATCCGGAGGAAGCCCTGGGGCGTCTTCTCGAACCGCCCGAGACCCCCGACGTCGAACCGGACCTGTCGCTCGCTCATGAGGGAGAGACTACCGCACCGGACGTAGGCGCGCCCGGGCGGGAGGGGATCCCGACCGGGCGCTATGGCTCGACCCGAAGAAGAAGGCCGGCCCCGACTCTACTCCGGGTCGCGCCGCGGAGGTAGGCCCGCGCGAACGGCGGCGTCCTTCGCGATCATCAGGTGCTCCAGGCTCATGGTCAGCCACCGGCCCGGGGGCGTCGTCCGAACGAGCTCGTGAGCGAGGTCGCACCACGGCTTCGAGCGGGCCTGGAGGTGCTCGGGGAGGTGCCCGTAGCGGAACGCCTCGAGGAGGTCGGCGGTGTCTCCCTCGGGGAGGAAGTCGGGGGTCTCGGTCGTCGTCATCGTCTCGTCCCTTCGGTAGTCGTCGGCGCGCTGCAGGAGCGACGCGTCGGGTCCGCCTCGAGGCTACGCGTCGCGCCGGCGCCGCGCTACGCGTCGCGGCTCGAGCCTCGACGACTACAGCCCGTCGAAGATCGGATCGAGGACCGGCTCCGCGACGCACCGACAGTTGATGGGCTCGCCCGGGTGGCCCTCGGGCGGAGGGTCGTCCCAGCGGAAGCGTCGGCCGTCGAGCTCCTCGTGCGCGGGCCGGACGCGCTCGTCGCCGACCGTCCGCCACACGTACTCCTCGACGCCCATCCGGGTCTGCCGGATCTGCGTGAGCTCGCCGTTGAGCGAGGCGACCTGGTCCCGCGCGATGAGCCGCGCGCGCCGCTTCGACACCCCGAGCTCGTGCTGGATCGCCGCGCCGATCGTCGCGTTCGTCTGCCCTCGCCGGAAGCCGCGGAGGATCGCTCCCTCGACGCGGTCGAGCGACGCGCGCCCGAGGTCCCCGAGCAGCCGGACGTTGTCGGCGACGAAGCCGCGAAGGAGGTCGGTCAGGCCGGGCTCGGTCCCGGGGAGGCCGACTCCGATCGTCGCCTCGAAGACGCGGTCGAGGTCGGCGCGGTTGAACGCCGTGACGTCGCGCCCGATCGCCTCCGCGATCCGCGCGATCTCGTCCGGACCCAGGACGCCCTCCATGATCCGCACGCGGAGCCGCTCCATCGCCGCGCGGATGTCGTCGGCCGGCGCGTCGACGCGCTCCTCGAGGGAGTCGGGCCGGGCCTCCTGCACGCGCGGCGCGAGGCGCTCGACGAGGGGGAGGATCGTCTCCTCGACGTCGCGCTCGATCGCGTCGACGATCGCGGCGAGCCGCATCCGGTAGCGGGCCTCCTGCGATCGGGGCTGCCGTAGTCGTGGCGCTCGACGTCGGCGACGCCTCCGGCCGCGCGCGGCCTCGACCATCGCGCGGCGCGCGCGGAGCTCCTCGAGGGCGACCGGCCGCGCCTGATCCATCCGGACCCGGGTCCTCCGCGCCTGGTCGTTGCCGCCGTAGGCGGTCGCCACGAGCTACTCCTCCTCGTCCTCGGCGCCCTCGCCGTCCTCCGCGCCCTCCTCCGGGCTTCCGGGCTCCGGAGGGACGGGCGGCTCCCCGTCGGGCGGGACGGGCGGCTCGCCGGCGTTGGGGGGCGGCGGCGGCAACTGCGGCGGCGGAGGCGGCGGGTTCCGGAGCCGCCCCTTCTCCTCTTCGAGCATGAGCTCCCGCTCCGCCGTGTCGATCTGCGTCGTCGAGGAGAAGCCCGTCGCGCGGAAGCGGTTGATCGCGACCTCCTCCGGCAGGAGGACGCCCTCGCGCGTGTAGATCGCGTCGGCTTCGGCGACGAGCTTCCGGATCTCCGCCTCCTCCTTCTCCGTCATGTGGACGAGCGGCGGGAAGGTGATCTCCCACGAGTCCGGGACGGTCCCTCCGGTCGGGCCTTCGGCGCTCGCGAAGACGAGCTCCGCCAGGCGCGCCAGCGCGGGGATCGCCACCTGCGTCTGCTCGGACTCCACGGACTGCGCCCACAGGAGGCGGTCGGACTCTCCCGTCGCGTTCAGGCCCGCGGGAGCCCGACCGAAGAGGACCGAGACCGGGATGTCGGCGGCGGCGGAGAGCCGGAGCATCAAGATCTCGAGGGTCTCCGGGTAGCCCGTGAGCGGCGGCGTGAGGCGCTCGAACTTCTCCTTCTCCGCGTCGATGACGAGCGAGCGCGCCACGCTCCGCTGCAAGTCGACGAGCGCCATCCGGGTCTGCACCGCCTCCTTCTCCCCGCTCGCGATCATGTCGATGAGGCCGTCCATTGAGAAGACGCCTTGCGACGCGTCCTGTAGGAGGTTGCTCACCGCCTGGAACGAGGTGTTGAACGCGCGAAGCTGGTCGTACGGGCGTTGCAGGACCGAGAGGCTCCACCCGCTGTTCGACTGCTTCTCCCGGTTCGTCGTGAGCGCGCCCTCGAAGACGATGAGGCGCGTCTCGTGGATCCGGACGTTCTGGATCTGCGCCGAGCTCGTCCCGAGCGTCGCCGACCCGTTCGCGTTCACGAGGTAGGTCTCGACCTCGCCGAAGCGCGGGTCCGCCGGGTCGGAGTAGACCGAGAAGGGCGTGAGATCCCGCTTGTCTAGGACCGTGAGGGCGAGGACCTTCCGGAGCCTCGCGAGGTCGAGCTCCTCGTCCTGCGGGACGTCGAAGCCCTCGTCCGTCACGACGTAGATCGCCGCGCCGCCGAAGAGGCGGCCCCACGTCCAGCCCTCGCGGAGGCGGGCGCCCGCGCGGATCTCGTCCTCGAGGAAGGCTTCGACCTCCTCCGCCTGGTCGTTCGCCGCCGCGACCGTGTCGCTCGCGTCCTCGTCGACCTTGATCGCGATCTCGTACCCCTGGCGGAGGGCGTCGTCGACGAGCTTCCCGACGATCTTCGCGGCGAGGTCGTCCCCGTTGTAGAGGTCCTCGAGTTCCTGATCCGCGAGCCGGACCGACCTCGAGAAGAAGGCGCTCATCACCTTGTCGCGCGCGCGCGTCCCGAGCCCGGTGACGGTGTTCAGCCACGAGTCGATCCGCGTCTTCGCCTCCCCGTAGAGGTGGACGACCTTCGCGCCCGCGTTCTGCTTCGTCATGAGACAAGTCCTCCGCCCGCGATCTGCTTCATCGCCTTCTGGTACTTCTTCTGGACCGAGAGAGCCAGAAGGACGACGGCGTGGGAGACGCAGTCGACTTGATCATCGTATCGCCCCATCGGGAAGGTGAGGAGCTCGTCGAGGAGCTCGTCGACCCACGGAGCGATCGACGGGTGGGGGAACCACACGTTCCCGCTCTCGAGGTAGACCGCCGCCGCTTCGGCGCGCGCCTCGCTCCCGCCGCCGGTCGGGACGAGCTTCATCCCGCCGAGCTCCTGCTTCATCGTGTCGACGATCGCGGCGCCGTTCGCGGCGTCCTCGACGTACTTCCGGAAGGCCCGCGGGTTCCTTCCGGTGAGCCGGCGGAGCGCCTTCTGTTGCTGCGTGAACGTCCACTGTCCCCTCTCCTGGTCGAGGAGGTAGAAGTCGCTCCCGACCTGCGCCCACGCTTGACCACAGACGAAGCTCCGCCGCTTCCCGCGGTCGGAGGGCTTCCCCTTGAACGTCATGTCCCAGATCTGGATCTCCCGGCGGGACTCCGGGACGGCGAGCCGAGCGCACCCCGGCGCGCCGTAGAACTGGATCCACTCCTTCTGGAACACGGAGCCGCCTTCCGGCACCGGGCGCTGCTGTAGCTGCGAGGCGGTCCCGTTCGGCCCTAACGCCTTCTTCAAGCGGGCGAGCTCGACGTGGTCGTACCGCGCCTCGCACAGGAGCTCTCCCTCTTCGGTCCGAGGATCCTCGAGGACGACCTCCTCGACCTCGCCCTCCTCGTCGACGCGCTCCCACCGGACCTCGCAGTGGGCGGCCGGCTCGTACTCCATCGGGAGCCGGAGGTGGACCACGCCGTCGATCTCGTCGAGGACCTTCGCCGCGAGGTCGCGGACGTGAAGCCGCTGCATGACGACGACGCGCGCGGTCCGCTTCGGGTCCGCCTGGCGAGTCGACATCGTTCGGTCCCACCAAGACTCCACGAGATCGAGCTCGCTCCCGCGCGCGCCGCGCGTCCCCTCGACGTCGAGCGGCTTGATCGGGTCGTCGACGACGATCCGGTGGGCGTGCCGTCCGGTCACGCCTCCCTTGATGCTGGTCGAGAAGCGGATCCCGCCCTCCGAGTTCTCGAGGACCTTCACCGAGCGGGAGCGGTCGCGCGGGAAGTGGAGCTCCGGCCACCGCGCCTGGAACCAAGGCGACTCGATGAGCGACTTCTGCCGGCCGGCGTCGCGCTTCGTGAGCGAGTCCGCGTAGGTCGCGAAGATGTATCGAAGCGCCGGGTCGACCTCGATCCACTCCCACGTGGGCCAGAAGACGGCGCAGGAGAGCGACTTCGTGAAGCCCGGCGGGACGTTGATCACGAGGTCGCGGACCTCCTCCCGGGAGACCGCCTCGAGGACCTCGCAGACGAGCTCGTTGTGCCACGAGAAGACCGGCGGATCGGTCTCGACCTGCTCCCACGCGACGCGGACGAAGCCGAGGAGCGACCTCGAGGTGAGCTCGCGGTCGAGCTCGATCTCGTCCGGGACGAGCTTGACGTCGAGGTCCTCGAGGGCGAGCGCCTCCATCAGTCGCCCGTCGGCGCCTCGCGCGTCCCGGAGCCGCCGCAGGTCTCGCACCGCTGGCGGTCGCCGACGACGCCCTCCCCGCCGCAGGTCGCGCAGGCGTCGGGCTCGGGCGGCGCCGGGTCGGTCGGGCGCGTCGCGGCGTCGGGCTTCGGCTGGTTCGGCGAGACCTTCCGCACGGTCCCGTCCGGGAGCTTGACCTCGACGAGGAGCTCTCCGACGTGCTTCGGCTCGCGGAGGATCTTCCCGTTCTGCGAGTCGACGACGGTGCAGGGCGTCCCCTCCTCGTCGACGATCCGCCACGACGACCCGGGCGGGAGCTTCTCCCCGTCGATCCGGACCGTGAAGAACTCGCCGCCGGTCGCGACGAGGAGCGCGGAGTGCGCTTCGCCGAGCGCCCGCGAGACGCCGAGGAAGGCGCGCTCGAAGCCGGCGAGGTGCGTGAGGATCGCCCGTAGGCGGGCCTGCTTCTCCCGCTTCGTCTGCGCGGCGGCGAGCGTCATCGCCGCGCGGTGGACCGTGGCGAACGGAGACTCCGCCGTCACGAGCTCGGACTTCCGGTTCGACTTCGCCGGCGCGGCCGGCTTCCCCTTCGGGTCAACGATAATCGGTCTTCTTCCCTTCGGATAGCTTCTTCTGGATCTGGCGGAGGCGCCACAGGTCGTCGTCGGAGAGCTTCGAGAGGTCGAGCCGCTGCGTGAGCTCCCCGCTGTGCTTCGCGTTGACGTCGACGCGCGGCCCGTAGTCGCCGGGGTAGAGCCTCTCGAGGAGCCACGCGCCCGCGCGCCAGTCGCCGCCGCTCGCCTTTTGCAGGACGCCGAGGAGGTAGACCTTCGTCTTCGACTCGGCCTTCTGCAAGCGCTCGAAGAAGTCGGCGAAGAGGCGGTCTCGCGGGTCGAGCTCCGGGTCGACGCCCTCGAGGAGCGCGGCCTCGCGGCGGCCCCACGCGTCGCGTCCCATGCGCTCGTAAGCCCGAAGGGTCTCCTCCGAGATCCCCGCTTGCTGCGCCGCCGCCTTCCGGCCGGCGCCGACCGCGATCACGGTGAGGACCTTCTCGAGGATGCCCGGGTCGAGCTCCGCCTTCGTGCGCCGCTTCCTCACTCGATCGTCCGGGCGAGGTCCTCGGCGTCGAAGTCGAGGCGGGCCGCCGCGCAGGCGCGCCGCCAGTCTCCCTTGACGAACACGAGGACGTTCTGGTGGTTCTTCCCGAGCTTCCTCGAAGCCTCGAAGATCCGGCCCGCCCGGATCGGGAGGGCGCCGGGAGTCGAGACGAGGATCGCCTCGTTGTAGAGCCGCGCGCCGGCGTCCTCGAAGGCGCGGATCGTCTCGCTCACGAAGTTGCGGTAGAGCCCGGTCCCGCCGTCCCGCAGGTCGCCGACGACGAAGCAGGCGAAGCGGTCGTTCCGGAGGCGCGCGACCGACTTCGCGACGATCTCCCGGTAGGCGTCGAGGAAGTCCTCCCACTCGAGGGTCGAGAGGTCCGCCGGGTCGTCGGAGTACACCTCGAGGTCGCCGTAGGGCGGGCACGAGAACAGGAAGTCGAACGCCTCGTCCTCGAGGAGCTCGTGGAGCTTCCGCGAGTCCCCGTGGATCCAGCGCGGCGCTGGCTCGAAGGCCGGGGAGGTCGGTCCCTCCTTCTCGGTCTGGAGCGGCTCGGGAGCGAGCTCGCCGGCGAAGGGGAGGCCGGTCACCTCGCCCGCCTGGCGGATCGGCTCGACGAGCCCGAGCCCGTCGCCGGGCCGGTCTGCGCGCGCGAGGAGCTCGCGGATCTCCGCCGTCCCCTCGACGTCGACGACCAGGTGGAGCCGGTCGGTCGCGCCCGCGTTGCGCGCGCGGTGCGGCTTCCTTGTGTCGAGGTACCAGGCTTCGCCGACGCGCATCCGAGCCTCCTCGCGCGCGCCGTCGATCCGCCAGGACTCGAAGAGGACCTCCTCGTTCGTCACGAGCGGGAAGTGGATCCGGAGGAGCTTCCCGTCGGCGGTCCCCGCGTCCGGGTCGGTGATGTCGGCGTGCCGCGTGAGCTCGCCCTCCTTCGCCGAGAGGCGCATGACGCGGATCCGGTGCTTCTCTCCGGGGATCTCCTCGAGGAGCGCCTCGACCTCCGGGAGCTTCGCGCGGAGCGGCGTGTCTTCGAGCTCCCACCCGAGCTTCTCCGCGTTCGCCGCCTTCCACTTCTTCGACATCTCGGCGGGCTTGATGATGAAGTCCGCGCGCCCGCCGTAGCCGCGCAGGACGCAGGCCGCCCACGTGTGCCGCTTGTTGTACCCGCTGTAGTGGTCGGCGAAGGCCGCCTCCTCCCTCTCGAGGGCGGCGACGAGCTCGTCCACGTCGGTCGTCGAGACCGCGAGCGGGAGGCGCGCCAGCGCGGGGACGTCCGCGGCGTCGAGGTCGCGGACCTTCCGGTCGAGGCCGCCGAGCTTGAACACGCCGACCTGTTCCGAGCTCGCCCGGATCTTCACGGCTGCGAGCTCGGCGCCGAGCGCCTCGACCACGTCGCGATCGCCGGGGTGCTCGATCCAGGCTTCGATCCACGCGGTCGCCTCCGGCCCGACGAGCTCGCCGAGCGCGTCGACGCAGGAGAGCGCGGAGTCCTCGCGGAAGGCGAAGCGCCGGACGTGGACGTCGCCCTTCTGGATCTGCGCGCGGCGCGCGCCCGTGAAGTCCTCGACCTTCCGTTTCGATCGCGCCTTCGACGCGATGATCGCGACGCGCGGCGCGCCGTCGTCGTCCCGCACGACGTAGAGCTTCCCGGCGGCCCACGCCCGCGCGACGTCGGTCTCCTTCACGCCCGTGAAGGCGCCTTGCGTGAGGCCGTCGTCGTGCGCCTTGAAGAGGGCGGCGACCGCGCGGAGCTCGTCGAGCGGGATCCCCTTCTGCCACGCCTTCATCTCGTCGGGCGCGGGCGCGGCCTCGTGGTCGACCGTCCTCTTCGCGAGGAGGTAGACGCAGTCGCCGGCGCGGAGGAAGGGGAGGAGCTTCGCCTCGTAGTGCGGGTCGAGGTCGACGCCGGCGAAGGTCGTCACCGCCGCGCGTTGCCCGAAGTCCTGCGTTGCTTTCACCAGCGTGACCCGGTCCCGCCAGTCGGCGGGCGCGCGGCGGTCGAGGAGCTTCGTCGGGTCGAAGCCGACGCAGACGCCGAGGACGGGGAGGTCGGACCGGCCGGCCTTCTCGAGGCCGCGCAGGACGCAGGCGAGCCCGGTCCCGGAGCCGACGGCCACGACGACGCGCTTCGCCTCCGCGGGGACGTTCGCGGCCTGCGGCTCGTTGACCTCGAAGTAGAGATCGCTCTCGAGACCGAGCTCGATGTGCGTCCACCCGCGCTCCTCGGCGTCGGCGCGCGACTTCGAGACGAGCGTCCGGAGGTAGTTCACCGAGTGCTTCACGAGCTCGGCGCCGTGCCCGACCGCGTCGCGCTCCTGATCGGAGAGCTTCTTCGAGCCGGCGACGTGACACCGGACCGGGATCCCCGCCTCCTCTCCGATCCGGGCGACCCGGGAGATCATCGGCGCGTTGCGGGAGCCGGCGACGCACAGACCCGACGAGACCGCCGCGATCGCGCGCCCGGCGCGGGCCTTCGAGCCGAAGGCGCCGGCGAAGGTGAAGAGGTCGTCTCGCTTCATCCACACGTCCCCGGCGCGCTGGACCGGCGTGAGCGCCTCCGGGTCCTCGACCGGGTCGAGCTTCTCGACAGGCTCGACCGCGTCGACGCAGATCGCGCGGGCCTGCGCGCGGTTCGCCTCGACTTGCTCCTCCCGGAGCTCGATCCCGACGTACCGCCGCCCGAGCTTCGAGGCGAGGACGCCGCGGACGCTCCCTCCGGCGAACGGGTCGAGGACGAGGCCGTCGGGCGGGGAGAACCAGCGGTAGGCGATCTCGCAGACGACCGGATCGAAGACGCTCGTCCCGGTCGCGGCCATCGAAGAGCCCTCCGGGATCTCGAGGAAGTCGCGCTCGAACTCCTGCCGCGTGAGCTCCCGGCCGGTCTTCTTCTCCGCCGCGCGCTTCTGCTCGTAGTAGTCGACGACGAGCCCGGTGAGCGGGAAGCCGAGGAGCCCGCCGCCGCGACCCTCCTCCGAGCGGAGCCCGAGCGACATCCACGCCTGGCGCCGCTCTTGCCAGTACCCGCGCCGCGTGTCGAGGACCGAGAAGGGCGGGACAACGAACCGATCCTTCAAGGGCGGGCCCTCCGTCTTCGGGACCTCCCCGCCGTCGCCCTCGAGGTCCTCGAGAAGCGCGTCGAGGTCCGCGTCCGACCACCCCATCTCGGCGCGGAGCGTCGGGTCGAAGTCCTCGAGGAGCTCCGCGAGCGGCTCCGGGTCCCACTCGGCGAACTCGCTCGCTCGGTTGTCGGCGAGCGCGATCGCGTCGGCGAGGGCGTCGTCCACGTCTAGGACCTTGCAGGGGACCGCCTCGAGACCGAGCTTCGCCGCTGCGAGCTTCCGGAGGTGTCCGCCGATGATCCGGCCGGTCGACTTCTGCACGAGGACGTCCGCCCCCCACACGCCGAGAGCGCCGATCGTCGTCGCCAGGCGGTCCGATCCCTCGTCCATGCGGCGCCGCGGGTTCTTCTCCCACTCGGCGAGCTCGTCGAGCGGGATCACCCGGTACTCGGCGGCCTGGATCGCGTCGGAGATCTCGCGCGCGCGAGGTCCAAGATTAGGGGCGGGTTCAGTCATCTCTCTCTCTCCCTTCGAGTCTAGTCGGTCGAGGCGAGGTTCCGCCTCCTGCGGGCGCCAGTCTGACACCCGATGCACAGGCGGAGCGTCCGGAGGCGGATCTTCCGGGCGACGGCCTCGTTCCCGACGCGGGCGGGCGCGTCGAGGGCGCCGTTCGCCTTCTCGTGTCGGTCGGCGCAGGACCGCGCGGTGAGGCGGGCGTGATACGGCTCGCAGTCGACGAGCGCGAAGCGGGAGGAGCTCACGCCGTCAACCTCCCTCGACCCTGGCACAGGCCGCAGACGACGGCCTTCCGGCGCCCGGACGGGAGGTCGACCTTGAAGGTCCCGACGCCCTCGCAGTCCTCGCAGACCGAGTAGCCCTCGAAGAGGCTCGCGGAGGGCTCCTCGAGGGAGAGGCGCTCCTGCGCCGGCGGGCGGCGGCGGACCTCGACCTCGACGCGCGGCGCCTTCCTCGAGAGGTCGGACGAGATCGAGGTGGCGCGCACCTGCGAGTCGTCGTGCCAGAGGATCCCGTTGATCCCGTCGAGGACGGCCTTCGCGACGTTGTCGATGTCCCGCTTCCGGCGGTCCGGGAAGAAGATCCGGAGCTCGACCTCGAAGGACGAGGCGCACCAGTCGCACCGGCAGGACGGCGCCGGATCCGAGCGGCGGCGCGGGCGAGCTCGCTCGCACCCCTGGCGATCGGGCCACGGGTCGGCGCGGCGGGAGAGCGAGCGCGTCTCCTCGTCGCGGACCCACCTCGAGGCGGCGTGCGCCTCCGCGGCGACCCGCTTCTCGTAGGCTCGGGACTTCTTCGGCGTGAAGACCCGTCCGCTCCTCCGGTCGAAGCGCGGACGGGCCTTCGGGACCGGCTTCCCGAGGACGGTGAAGCGCGCAAGCTGCATCACCCCTCCCGCGGGACGCAGTCCTCGCAGACCGGGACGCCTTCCGCGTCGGAGAGGCGCGTGGGCGCGTCGCACCCCTCGCACATGTCCGGCGCGTCGAGGTCGTCGGCGATCTGGTTCAGTCGGGCCGCGGTCTCCGGCGCCTCGAGGTCGCACTCGAAGAGGACGCGCGCGGCGCGCCGGAGAAGGAACCCGTCTTCGACGCTCGCGTCTCTCACGATTCGTCGCCGTCGTCGAGCGAGCTCTCCTTGACCTTGAACTCGCGGAGGGAGAGGCGCGTCTTCTCCGCCACGGTGACCTTCGCCTCGAGGTCCGGGTCGACGTACTCGGAGAGGCCGCGGGCCGTGAGCATCTCGGTAAGGCGCTCCACCGCGGCGTCGTGCTTCGCCTTGATCTCGGTCCGCTGGCGGCGGAGGTCTTTCAAGTCCTCGACCGCCGAGGAGATCTCCTCGTCGTGGAACCGCTCGGTCCCCTCGATCTCGGTCTGCGTCTTCTGTCCCTTGCGTCGTGCCATCTCGGTCTCCTTCGGTCGGTGGGTTGTTTAGAACAGGTCGAGCTCCACTTGCGGGAGCCCGGTCGGCGGCGCGGGCTTCTGCGCCGCGCGGACTTCGGCCGGCGTCGGGTCGAGGACGTCGACGCGCGGGCCGGCGAGGTCGACGTCACCCCAGAGGAACCACGCGTAGGTCGCGGAGTCCGTCCCGAGCCCGTCGAAGCTCGGGCGATCCGGCAGGACGCGGATCCACGGGTCGCTCCCCGGCCCGCGCCAGAAGGGAACCCGGTCCGCGGAGGAGAGGAAGCCGACGCGCGCCCTCCCGCGGCCGGTCGAGCTCACGAGCCGCTCCCGTCGCGCCGCATCGCCGCGCGCTGGCGGAGGACCTCCGGCCGCTCGTCGGTCCGGAGCTCGTCGGTCGAGCCCGGGATCGCCGCCTCGAGGTCCTCGAGGAGCCCGGCCCGGAGGATCGGCTCGCGGACCTCGCGCGCGCCGCGCAGGACGAGCGCCACGGCCACGTCGAGCTTCGCCTCGAGGGCGAGCGTGTCCTCCTGGAAGCCGTCGACCTCCTCGAGGAGCTCGTCGAGGCGCGCGCTGGTCTCCCGGAGGTCCGCCTCGAGGGAGGCGATCCGGTCGTCCTTCCGGCTCACGACCGCTTCTCCGGCGGGACGAAGCCGACGCGAACGGCGCGGAAGAAGTCCGCCTCCTCCGGCGTCTCGATCGTCCTCCCGGCCTCGTCGACGACGCGTCCGCGCTCGACCCGGCGCCCGTGCTTCCGCGCCTCCGTGACGCAGAAGCGTGAGAAGTCGGCGCCGCCGGTCCGGATCGCGAAGATCGCGCCCCACTGCGCCGGCGGACGCACGATGAAGAGGTCGACGCCGACGCCCGTCCGGGTCGTCCGGAGCGCCTTGTAGCGGTCGCCGAGACGCTTCGGCTCGCGCGCCTCGAGGAGGCCGTCCTCGAGGAGGCCGTCCACGATCACGTCGAGCTTCGTCTTCCCGGTCGCCGGGTTCCCGAAGAGGTCGACGGGGATCCCGCGCGGGATCGCCACGAGCTCGATGTCTTTCACCTGCGCGACCTTCCGGCGGATCGAGCCGGCGATCTCGAGGCGGTCGCACCCGGCGCGGAGGACCTTTGCGAGGTTCTCGGCGATCTCGCGAGCCCGCGGAAGCGGGAAGGCGCGCCGATCGGGAGGCGGCGGGAGCTTCTGCGTCGCGCGGTAGGCTCGCTCGGCGGCGAGGTCCACGTCCCGGTCGTAGAGGTCGCCGAAGTGCCGATCACCAGTCATCGCGGACCTCCCCGAAGCACGCGCGGTCGAGGTGGACTGACGCGAGCGCGATGGTCCGATCGAGGAGGTCGTCCTTTGCGTCGCGCCGAAGGCACCGCCACGCGTCGTCGATCGGCTTCGCCTTCCGAAGCTCGTCGAGGATCCCGAACGCCAGCGCGCGCGCTTCTGCGTCCCCGCTCACAGTCCACCTCCCGTCTTCCGGAGCGAGGTCTTCGCCTGCAACTCGACCACGTAGGCGTGCGCGTTCAGGCGCGAGGCGATCCGGTCGCCGTAGCGCGGGCGGAACTGGCGGCGCCCCATGTTCGACGTGACGATCGTCCGCCCGACCATCAAGCGGCGCTCGACGAGGAGGGCGAGCGCTTCCGACCAGCGGGCGAAGCCCGCGTCCGCCTCCGTGCCGAGGTCGTCGAGGACGAGGAGCGACGTCCGGAGGTTGACGGGCTCGAAGCCCGCCTCGACCTCGGTCCTCGTCGGGAGGATCCGCCGGGCGAGCTCGGGCGCGTGGATGACGCTCCCGCCGCCGCAGGCCGCGACCGCCCACCCCGCGGCGAGCGTCTTCCCGACGCCGACCGCGCCGCACAGGAGGAGGATCGGCCTCTCGAGGTCCGCCCCCCACCAGCGCTTCACCAGGTCGAGCGGCTCGGTCTCGTCGAGCTCGTCGGAGGCGAGCTTCGCGAGGTCCTCGACGGGGAGCGAGATCCCGCTCCGCGCGAGGGCGCGCATCCGATCCTCCCGCCTCCGGTCCTGCTCCTCGAGGGCGTCGACCTCCTCGAGGGAGACGCCGCGGGCGGCGGCCTGCTCCTCGCGCCACTTCTGCGTCCGCTCCATCGCCGCCGCGATCGCTTCGTGGACCTGCGTCGGCGGTCCTCCGCGCTTCTTCGTCATCCTGATCCCCTTCTTCTTCGGTCCTCCGCGACCTGCGCCGCGAACTGGTCGCGCCCATCCTGCTCCACCTCGTCGAACGAGGCGATCCCCGCAGGAGAGCTCACGCCGGGGATCCGAGCCTGCGAGCCCGTCCCCTTCGCCATCGATCGGGCGATCGCCACGAGGTAGCCCTCGCCCTTGTCGCCGTCCGCGTACCTCTCGACGAAGACGCGAAGCGCGTCGACCGCCGCGCGGTCTCCGTGCCCGGCGAGCTTCGCCAGCGTCCGGGCCCACACCGTGTCGGCGATCTTCCCGGTCTTCCTCGAGAGGCCGACCGCGTCGCGCGCCGCCCGGGCGAGGTCCTTCCCGAAGCGCTCCTCATGCTCCCGGATCACGTCCAGCGGAGAGGGAGCGGAGGCGGGCTCAGGAGAGCCCGACGGAACCTCCTCGGTAGAGGAGGTAGTCGGGTCGGGTCGGGTCGGGATGGGAGCGGCGTCTCGCGTAGACGCTGTAGACGCGTCTACACGGGCGGCGGCGGCCGCCTCCTCTTCGGCCCGCTTCTTCTCCCGCCACCTCCTCTGACGCTCCGTTTTCGCTCGCCTTTTCGCCGATCGCTCGTCGCTCGTCGGGTTGAAGCTCGACCAGTCGTTGAACTCCCACCCGTCCTCCGCTTCGAGCCACAACCCGACCTGAACCAAGTCTGTTGCGGCCCTCTTTCGCCTCGGAATCGAGGTCGATCGGCCTACGAAGGCGCTCGGAACCTCGCCGTCGAGGCGCTGCTTCGCGCTGTAGCAGCCCGCCCGGAACCAGAGGGCGACCGCCGCCGCGTAGCGCGCCGGACCGAGCTCCTCGAGGGCGAGGAACTTCGGGTGGTCGGCGGCGCCGTCGTCGATCCGCCACCAAGCCATCAGGCGGCCGTGCTTGTCGCCTCGAGGGCGCGCGCGACGAGCTCGAAGACCGTCCCGCGCTCGACTTCGGCCCACGCCTCGAGGGCGAGGACGTCGGCCACCTTGACGGGGAGGCGCTGTTCTCGCTCCCACCGGGCGACCAGATCGACCGAGAGACCGAGCTCGGAGGCGGCCTCCTCCTGCGTCTGCCGCTTCTCGGCGCGGCGGCCGCGGAGCCAGGCTCCGAAGGGGACGGATCGGGCTTCTTCGGGCATGAGTCCGGGTCTAGCAGAAAAAAAGCCGGCCGGGGAGGGGTTTTCCGCTTGATCTACACGGGTTTGTTCGCAGGATGAGACAAGATCAGCTGAGCAACACGCCCCAGTTACCGGAGGACGAGAACGTGGCCGAGACCGAGACCTTCACCCTCACCTTTGACAACGACTTCGACAGCACCGACGACCACGAGGTGGAGCGCCTCGTCGCCAAGGAGCTCGGGGTCGACCTCGAGCGGGTCGTCGCGCGCCTTGACGTCGACTCCTACGGGGACGCCTTCTGGACCGTCAGCGTCGAGGCGGAGCGGATCGTCCCGCGCGACCTCGTCCTCGAGGGCGTCGAGCGCGTCACCGCGGCGCTTCTCCCCTTCCTCGAGGCGAAGGTGGCGCAGGAGCGCGCGCGGAACCTGGCGCAGGCCCTACAGGACGCTGAGGCGGACGTCGAGAAGGTCGCGATCGAGATCCTCTCGACGGTCACCGAAGATCTCCCTTTCAACGAACGCGTTCTCGCGATAGCGAACGCACGCGACGCCTGGATCAAGGCGACGCAGAAGGGGGCGAAGAAGGCGTGAAGAAGGAGGGAACGCCGCCGGAGGTCCGTCCGGCGAAGAGGGTCCGCGTCTACCGCGAGACCGAGCCCACGCCGTTCGCGGTGTTCAGCGACGACGACGAGCTCGAGCGAGCGCTTCGCGCCGGGTGCGATCCCGATATGTGCGCGCGCTGCGGAGGCTCGGGCGGCGGGCCGGACGTCGCCCTCCGGTGCCCCGCGTGCCGCGGCACCGGCTATTCGCAGCGCTACTTCGACGAGCGCGAAGAAGCGCGCGCCGAGTACTTGGCCGACCTCGCCGCCGACGCCGAGTGGGACGACGACGGATGGCTCTGAACGAGCACGACCTGAGCGCCGACGCAGACCCGGCGTGCCGCCGCTGCCACGGCTCGGGCTGGGAGCCCGTCGCGGGCATCGAGTGCCCATGCCGCGGGCGCTACGAGCACCGGGTCGACGCCGTGCTTCGCGATCGCAACGTGCTGAGCGAGCGCGCGCAGACGGTGCTCGAGCGGAAGCTGCTCAGAGTGCTTCTCGAGGCGAAGCGCGCCAGCGCCACGTACCTGTCGCAAGCCATCGCGCGCGCCGTCGCCGGGGGGGCTCGCCCTCCGAGCGTGGAGCGCCTCGCGAGCTTTGCCCAGGTGGACAACGACTCCGCGGCCGAGATGATGAGCTTCATCGACGCCGCACTTCAAACGAACAAGAAGGGGAACTCTCAATGACCGTAATCGCCAAGCCCGCAATGCAGCCGGAGCCCGTCGAAGCCGACGACGACGTGCTCAGCCGGATCCCGATCGTCGTCACCGCGTGTCCCGGCAACGGGATGCGCTACCTGCTGGTCGTCACGCCGATCACGAACGAGGACGCTGCCCGAGAGCTCGGGTGGGGCGTCCCGAGCGTCGTCGTCTCGCTCTGGCCCGGCATGCGCCACTCCGCGAGCTGTGTCCTGCGCAGCGACGGTGGCTACATCGCCCCGCACTACCTCAGCGAGAAGCTCGGGGTGAACGAGCCCGACTCGAGCGCGCTCGCGACGATCCTCGGCGAGCTGCTCGACCGCGCGAACCCTGGCCGGAGGTCCGCGTGAGCGCCGTCGCCGAGAGCCAGGGCCGGGTGCCTTTCGAGATCATCTGCAACGACTCCGACCCGCAGTGGCACTACGAGCGCCGGAAGCTCGTCACCGCGAGCGTCGCGCCGATCCTGCTCGGCGTGAACCGCTGGGGGTCGCTGCTCGGGACCTACCTTCGCATGCGCGAGGGCGCGAGGGCGGAGATCACGCCCGAGCGCCGCGACATCATGGACTGGGGCACGGACCAGCAGGACGCGGTGGTGCAGAACATCGCGCGCCGGCTCGGGCTGCGCCACGTCGTCGTGACCTCGGTGGACCGCGACGACCTGCCCGACGGGGGCGCGAGCCACTTCGTCGCCGTCGTCGAGGAGCTGCGCCGGCTCCGCGGTGGTGCAGAACATCGCGCGCGGGCTCGGGCTGCGCGCGAACCGCACGGGCGCGCTTCTGCGCTCGAAGGTCTGGCCGTGGCTCGGTTGCACGCTGGACGGCTGGGTCGAGAACCCCGAGCGCTCCGAGAACGCGGTGACCGGGCTGCGCGACCTCTACGTGCCGTTCGAGGTGAAGACGACGCGCTCGCGCACCGCGGCCGAGGATTGGGAGGAGGGTGTTCCGCCCGACGTCGTGCCGCAGGTGCAGGCGCAGCTCGCGGTGACCGGGGCCTCTCGCGCGCTCGTCGCCGCGGTGGTCTTCGGCAGCCCGCCCGCCTACGCGTGGGTCGAGCGCGACGAACCGATGATCGAGCGCATCGCCGAGGCGGCGCGCGAGTTCTGGGAGCGCGTCGAGCGCGGTGACCCGCCTGAGCCGAACGGCAGCGACGACGACACCGCCGCGGTCGAGGAGCTCGTCGGCCCGCGCGAGGCGGGCAAGGTGGTCAAGCTCGACATCGAGGCGGTCGTCATGGCCGAGGATCTCGCCACGCTCGAGGACCGGAAGAAGGCTGCGGACCGGAAGATCCGCGAGCTGAAGCAGAAGCTCGTGCGGAAGCTCGGCGACGCCGAAGAGGGCGTCCTCCCGGGCGACCCGGGCGGGCGGATCACGTACCGCGAGACCGTCCGGAAGGGGTACGTGAAGATCGCCGGCCTCGCGCGGGACGCCGTGCAGGAGGCGATCGTCGAGGAGCTCGGGATGCTCCCGCACGTGAAGATCACCGAGTCGAAGGAGAGCCGCTTCCGCGTCCTCCGGAGGGCGAAGAAGTGAGGGCGCTCACCTGGCGGCCGTGGAGCGACGCGATCGTCCGCGGCCCGAAGCGCGTCGAGAACCGACCGTGGACTCCGCCGGGCTTCTTCCTCGGTGAGACGATCGCGATCCACGCCGGGAAGAAGTACGCGCCCGCGTCGGGCGCGCCGAAGAAGAAGAAGGGGAAGAAGACCGATGGCTAGAGACCACACAGGACAGATCATCCGGGCCGGGAAGGGCGCCGAGCGGCTCGGGACTTGGCTCAACAGCAACCTCGACCAGATCGCGCGCGCGCTCCCGAGCGGCGTCCGCGCGGACCGCCTCGCTCGGATCTTCGTGACCGAGTGCCAGCGCGTCCCCGGGCTCCTCGCCTGCACGCCCGGGTCGCTCCTCGGCGGGTTCTTGCAGGCTTCGCAGTGCGGCCTCGAGATCGGGGCCCACCTCGGACAAGCCTACCTCGTGCCCTTCAAGGTGAAGGGGACTCCGACGGCGACGCTCATCGTCGGGTACAAGGGACTCGTGTCGCTCGCCTACCGCTCCGGCCTCGTCCAGAACGTGCAGGCGCTCGACGTCCGCGAGGTCGACCGCTTCGAGCCGCCGATGCTCGGGACCGACCCGAAGATCGTCCACGCCCCGATGCGAGGCCGGGAGGCTTCGGATCTCGTCGCCGCCTACGCGGTCGTCCGCCTGCGCGGCGCGACCGTGCCGAACGTCGAGTGGATGTGGCTCGACGAGATCGAGGCGGTGAAGAAGCGCTCCCGCGCGGCCGCCCGTCGGGACTCGCCGTGGAGCACCGACTTCTCGATGATGGCGAGGAAGACCGTCCTCCGCCGCGCCTTGAAGTACGTCCCGCAGACGCCCGAGACGCGCGACCTCCACGGCGCGGTCGTCGTCGACGAACAGGCGGACGCGAACCTCACGCAGACCTTCGACCTCCGGGCGGAGGACCTCTCGACCTTCCCGGACTACATCGAAGGCGACCTCGACGAGCCCGAGAGCGGCGAGCCCGACGGGACGCTCTCGGCGGAGGAGGAGGAGAGGATGGCGCGCGAGCTCGCGGAGCGGGAGAGCCGGTCGTGAGCCGCGACCGCTGGCCCGAAGACTGCGCGCGCTTCGATCCCGCCTTCGACCTCGAGGAGGTCCCGTGCCCGGACTGCGGCGGGACCGGACGCGAGCTCGACGAGGACGAGCGGGAGTGGTGCTGCGCCCGCTGCGACGGCGAGGGGACGATCGAGGTCCTCCGCTAAGATCTCCCGGGATCCCCTTCTCGGGAGTCCCCGGGCGCCCAGCCTGCAACGCCCCCCACGCAGGCCGGGCGCCCACTTTTGGGGCGCGGGTGTCACGGCCGCACGCCGGACTTTGGCTCCGGAAGACCGGGTTCGACTCCCGGGCGCCCTGTAGGATCGAAGACGAAGGGACCCTCGACCATGAAGACCGCGCTCCTCCTCGCCCTCCTCTCCGCCTGCGCCGCGCCGCCGAGCTCCTCGCCCGGAGCCTCCCTCGAGGCGGCGCCCTGCGGCCCGGACGACGGCCTCGAGGTCGGTCCCGACGGGGAGGTCCTCCGCGGGATCACGCAGTGCGCGATCTGTCGGCGCTTCGAGCTCGCCTACGAGGCGCGGGCGACCGAGCTCGGCGGGTGCGCGCCCTTCCCGGCGGGCTTCTGCGAGGACCGCGGCCTCGAGGACTGCGGCGCCGAGCTCGTCGACCAGTGGGCGGACTTCTCGTGGGCGCTCGACTGCGAGGACCTCGAGCGCTACGCGGCGCGGCCGGAGACCTACCAGGACTTTGTGTGCGGGCCCGACTGCGAGCTCACCGGGCCGCCCGGGCGCTTCGCCTGTTGTCCCGGGACGCCCTACGCGCTCCGATCCTGGCGGCGGTGCCCCTGGTGGTGCGACGGCCTCTCCTCCTGCGGCCGGGATCCCGCCTGCGAGGCGCTCCTCCGCGAGCGCGGCCCTCGGACGCCCTAGAAGGCCGCAGGAGCGGCCGGAGCCTCCGACGCTGCGAGCGCCGGGCCTGCGCCGTCGGCGGACGCAGGGGACGAGGAGGGCGCCGCGTCGCGCCGATCCCGAGCCTCCCGCCAGTCCGGGAAGCGGAACCCGGCGTTCAAGGTCGGCTCTCCCGTCCACGGATCGAGACACCGGACCTCCTCGAAGCCCTCCTCGAGGCGGTCGTCGAGCCACCGGCGGCCGTCCCACGTGTCGATCGGCCCGGCGCAGGGTCGGCGGAGCTCCTCGCCGCGGACGACCTCGAGGGCGAGGTCGAGGTAGGCGATCCAGCGCTCCGGGCGCCACGTCCAGCGGGCGGGCCACCCCGCCGGGCGGGACCTCGACCAGCGGAGCGCCCGAGCCCACCGGCACCGGCGGCCTGGCGCGACCCGCGGCCGGCGCGCGGCGACGCAGCGGGAGTGCCTTCGGAGCCATCGCACGCGCTCCTCGAGGGTCTCGCCGTGGCTCTCGGCGGCTTGCCAGAGGAGGAGGAGGTCGGCGGGCGCGCCGAAGGAAGCCTCGTGCGCCGCGTAGCGGGCGAGGAGGAGCGCCGCGGAGCGCTCGGCGGACGTCGGGCCCGGGTCGGGCTCGGGCGCGGGAGCGGGCGGAAGGAGCTCCTCGACCGGGACCGCCTCGATCCGCGTCTCGTCGAGCTCGGCGGGGACCGCCCGGGCGAGCCCGCCCCAACAGTTCCCGCAGACCGCGCCGCCGAGGAAGACGAGGACGACGAAGAAGGACCGGACCGCGGATCGTTCAGACATCCGGCGAGCCTAGCGGCTCACGGGTCGACCGGCATCCACCCGTCGGAGAGGAGAGCGCCGAGGAGGAGCGTCCCCGCGTCGATCTTCCGCGTGTTGTCCATGAGGTAGTGCTCCATCGCGCCCGACCAGGCGCGGAGCT